GATATTATTTTGTATCTTAATGCAAGTGAATCGGAAGGGCTTTATTGTGAAAATATTGAAATTATCGAAACTGCACTTAAAGATTACGAAAAACTAACAAACAATAACGTTCGCTTTACAAGTAAATATGATGTAGAAAAACTCGTAGAAGATTATGGAAAATTAAAAGATGAATATGATAGATTGGAAAGTATCCACACCGATTTTATCAAGCAATACAATCTTTTGATGAAAGACCATAGCAAGGTGCTTAAAGCATTAGAAAGAATGGTTCGCAATGGATATGTTAGTCCTAATGTTGAAGAATTAAAAATCATTGAAGTTGCGCTTAAAAGAGAAGATAGCATAGAAATTACTGCTATTGATATAGAACAGGACAACAAAGAACTTTGCAAAGAAAACAAGAAATTAAAACGAGCATTAGAAATGTTTAAAGAGAACTTGGTCGTTGGTTATGATGAGAGCGAAAATGATATGCCGTGTTTAGTTCTTGGTTTCAAAGTTGGCAAAGATAAAATGGCTATTATTTATCATACATTCGACAAAGAAAAAATAGATTTACTAAAAGAGGTAATTAACTATTAGAAATCAAGAGAAATATTGATTTATATAACGAAAACAGTTCTCTTTGTGGAACTCATTACTGCGGTGTATGTAGTTGCCCTTTATTTGGAACTAATAAATGTGTGGGCGATTGGATAGATAAAGCAACCAAAGAAGAATATAACGAAGCATTAAGACTTGAAACCATACAAAAAGAATGGTTTGACAAATGGCAAAAATATGAAAAGGAATTAGGTTTATGAAATATACTTACATACATAGTCCAACCGACCAACACTTAATATGTTGTGAAACTCACGAAAAAGTTTATGTTGATTACCCAACCTCGTTAGAGATAGTAAACATACCTAACATAGTTAAAGAAAGAGAAAGAGAGGCGATACAGCGATATGAAAGCCAAAGAAAAAGCCTATTTACAGGAATTAGAAGAAAAGCAAAAGAGAGAATGGAATAAAGCAACAATCGCTCACATTAAAAAAATAAGAGAAATAGAAACACCTAGCCCTATGTTCCCTAAAACAATCTCAAAGGCTTGCGAAGAATATTTAAATCTTTGCGAAGAGGACGGAATTAAACCTAGCGTTGCCGGTCTAGCCTTTGCTCTTGGTGTCTCTCGTGAGGTTTTGCTTCAATGGGTAAGAGGCGAAGTTAGTGTAGAGTGTGCTGATATTGTTAAGTATTACTTCTCAATTTTAGAAATCTTTGATGAAACAGCCCTAAAGGACAACAAAACCAACGCTGTTGCAGGTATCTTCTTGGGCAAAAACAACTATGGTTATAGAGACCAAGTGGAACATAAAATTGTCAGCGATAAAGAAATGACTAACGAAGAGATAGAAAGAAAATATCGCCAAAGACACGGCATTGTTAACCAAGAGGTCAAAGAGTTAGATATTGTCGAAGCAGTAGTGAACGAGCCAAGCAATAACGATAACGCAAATGACGAGGACGATATTCCTTTTTAAAACAAGCCATTTAAGACACGAAAAAAAGTCGAGTGAATAAACACTCGACTTTTAATTTTTCGTTTGTCTAGCAGGCTAAAATCAATTAAAGAATTTAAAAAAGCACAAAAAAAGAGGTCAACCTTTCGGTCAACCTCTCATAATGTCTAGCATTTTTGCTTCTAATTCCTGTTCAGGATAAGCAATTTGCGTATGATATTCTTTTAAGCCTAATTTAACGATACTATCACCGCTTCCTTTAAGTTCTTCTAAACCCTTATGGTCTAGGATAACAACGCTGTCTCTAACGCTAGCCGTTTTCAAACCAATACGATAAGGCATATTTGCTTTAATCAAACCGCTAACAACATCAATTGTCGGTCTTTGAGTGGCAACAATTAAGTGTATGCCACAAGCCCTACCCTTTTGCGCTAGCCTAACAATGCTTTGCTCGACTTGGAATTTGCTTGTCAACATAAGGTCGGCTAGTTCATCAACAACCACAAATATATCGTGGTCTTGTCTAATGTCTAAACTTTTGTATCGTCTATCCATTTCATCTTCCAACACTTTGAGGCATTGAATTGCCTGCGCTGTGTTATCAACAAAAGTCGCACAACAAACATTCCTATATTCATTAAACTCACTGCCCTTTGGGTCAATAATAAGCACTTCCGCTTTCCTAATTTGTTCCTTGCGACCATAGAAGCATAAGAAGTTCACTAATATATTGTGTAATAGCACTGATTTACCACTGCCGGTTGTTCCTGCGATAAGTAAATGCGGTATCTTTTCAAAGTCTAAATAAACATTTTTGTTATCTTCATCAACACCAATAACAAAGCGTTTCCCTTGTTCTTGGTTAATAAGATGAGTTAACGATAGATAATTGCTGTTCTCATCATTGACGCAAATAGCAAAATGGCTTTCTTTTGCTTCCTTATATGTCATTTCTCGATGAGTATAAAGCGATAATTTCTTTACCATATCTTTTAGTTTTCTTTCGTTATAAGTGGCTACATTTTCTAGGTCAAAGAAATAAGTATCACCTAACGGGCTTTCAACACTCTTTACGCATTTAACAGGTATGCCCTGTGCTTCAAAGTTTCCCTCAAAAAATGCTTTGTTTTTTTCTAATCTCTCACTCATAATCGCCTATTTCTCGCTTTCGTTCATCAAAACATTTTTATATTGCTCACAATATTTCATTTCTCGTTCCCACGCTTTGCCACCCTCTTTGAGTTTCATAGCGTAGTTATAATGCTTCTTAAATAATTTTCTCGCTTTTTCTTTTGTCATAGCCTAATGCCCTAAACATAATTCATTTTCGCAATAATTCTTTTCGGTATCAATATCAAACATATCTAAAAGTTCATACATTGTATCTAAACCTATTGTTTCATACCAATCGCCACCCTCAACGCCAAACTCATTTGCTTCTTTAATAATTTTTTTCCATTCTCGCCAACTGATTTTATATTTTTTTAAAACTTTTCTTAAAGTTTGTTTAACCAATTTGCTATTAAGATAACTAAAATAATCAATAATGTTGTCATAATAGAAATCATCGCTGTATAAATCAACAATTTCTTGTTTTTGTTCGTTTGTTAATGTAATTTTCATACTTTTTCCTCGCTATAACCATTTTTAATTAGTTCAAGTTCTAAATCTCGCAAAGCGATACAAGTGTCTAAATTAAGCAAATCGCTTCCTGTTCCGTTCCATTTAATATATTTCTTTGTTTCGGTATCAAACGCTAAACAACTGCTCGTTTTGCCCCCTTTAAATCTTAATTTCATCTTTCTATTTTCCTTTCGTTAAAATCTCGTAAAGTCTCGTGTAGTCCTTTTCACCATAGTTCCCTGCAACCAAACTCTCAAAACACATAATATAAAAATCGTAATATTCTTCATCATCGCAACTAATCGCTTTCATATTTCTAGGTTGCCATTGTTCCTTATGCACTTCGTTAAAGAAGTCATCAAACTCTTTCCTATGCTCTTCTATAAAATCGGTTATCTTACAAATAGTGTAGTCTTGGTTAATGCTTTCCACTTTTATATTTAAAGCAAAAAGCAACATACATTTTTCATAGTCATCATCTCTACACTTTTCCCAACTTTTAGCGCAACTAAAATAAACCGCAAAATCAAAAATGGTATCGGCTATATCTTGGTCTTTGCCGTAGTGGTGTATGGCTTCGTATAAAGTAATTTCTTGTTTGTTTGGTATATCTTGGCTAATCATTGCCTATTGTCCTTTCTATATATCTCATCAATAAAATGAATAGGCAAAAAGTTTTGCATTAACCATTCATCATCTCTTGCTAATTCTCTTTGGATAATCTCATCTTTATTATCTTTCATAACCCTACGCCATAAGCGAAGTAATCGTCTAAAATCAGTTTTATTAAAATACGCCATAATCTATTCTTCTTCCACCTTTCCAACATTAAAGACAATACCAAACACAATATTGTCGCTATTATCTTCTTTGCGTTGTATCGGCTCAAACGACCATAAATCGTAGTCGTGGTGTTCGTGCCATTCTCTTGCTTCATCAATGCTTAAACCTGTTTTAATAGTCGCCCCTAAATCGCAATCAAAAATGTCGATAACGCAATCATCTTGCGTATAATCTAATAAATCATCAATATTCATAATCAAATACCTCTATAAACTTTCTTCCGTGAAATTGAAGTAGCGTTCATCATTATCTAAATAGTGGTTTTCTTCACCCCCTACATAGTCGTTATAGAGTTTATCAACTGCTTTCTTCAATAACTTCTCGTGTTCGTTTTTATAAAAACTTTCTCTCATTGCTTCCATAAAAGCCCCCTTAATAAATCGCCTAATTCTTGCAAGGTTTCGCCTACTGCATAAAATAACAAAAACCCTTTTTTGCCTGTTCGCTAGTCGCTTGTCGCTTTACTAGGTCGTTGCTTCGCTTTTTCTCGCTTGCTTCGTTGGTAAGTTTTCAAAGAACGGCGGGCGGGTCGCTTCTCGGCTTCCTGCCTCGCCTTTATTCTCTCACGGCGCAAAGAGTAAAAAAACGATATTAAAAATATCATAACTATTAAAAATATTTTTTCTTTTCGTTTGCGGTTTTTTTTATAACTAATAATATTTAAATATTATAAATGCCGTTTTTTGGCTCGTTTTGGCTCGTTTTGGGCTTGTTTGCGGTGGTGGTCGTGTGTTTGGTCGTGGCGGTGGCTTTTCGTGGCTTAAATGGTCGGTTTTGAATAGACGAAAAAAAGACAATAAAAAAAGCGGGCTTTGTCGGCTCGCTTTCTCGGTCTTTGTGTTTCTCGTTGTCGCTCTTTGTTTTTTGGTGGCTTCGTGCCGGTTTGTTAAGTTTTATCTGCTTTTGTTGCTTCCTGTCGCACTTGTGAAGCCTTAATTATATTTTTATAATGTCGTTGCCGTTGTCATCTTTAAGCAAAATATTATTTAAATAATTTCTAATAATAATATATGCTTGCTTGCTTGGGGCGTGGTCGTTTCTTTCGGCTAGTTGGCGCAGTTTTGCGCTTTGCTCGTCATCTAATAGTAAGATGAATTGATTGTCTCTTTTCATTGGTTTTTATCTCGCTTTCTTTATTGAAACATTGCATTTTTTTAGTATTGCTAATACTTCATAAATGCTTAATTGATTATTTTTATATACGCAATCGTTAAGCACTTTTTGCACTTTCTCGGCGTGCAAATATTCTTTACTTTTTTCTTCACGGCTTACGGGGTTAGAAAAGTATATTTTATTTGTTGTTTTTTCAAAAACTCTATAAGCAAAGATTATATAATCAAAGCCGGCTTTTTGTTTTTCTTCCAATAGATTAATATATCTATCTTTGTTTTTATTAAAAAGTGGTTTTGCTTCTTTGGCTTTTTGCAATTCTTCCGCGATTGATTTAACTTCTTCGCGGTTATCGCCGGCGGGGTCGCTTTTCTTTTTAAATGCTGTTTCACTATCTTTAACAATGATTTTTATATCTTCGCTAAAAGTTATAATTTCATCGTAAGAAATAGAAATACAACCGGCTCTATATTCTTTTCGATTTTCTTTGATTTCAATATTAACCACCTTGCAAGCGGGCAAATAAAGCAAATTATCACAAATAAAACAAATATTTCTTTTTTTGTTTGCTTCGATATGATTTTTTCTAACTTGCTTTAAATCATCTATAATGATTGAAAAATAATCATCGCTTGCGGGGTATTTCTCGCCGTAAATATTCACGCTTTCAAATAGTGCTTTTGTTGCGTATGGGTTTAACGCTTTTGTTGTTTCTTTGGCGTTGTCATAGATTACCATTTTAACGCCATTGTTATTATTAACTTTCATAATAAAATAAATCTCTCTTTCTTTTTTAAAAGTGAGAAACACAAAGAAAATATAAATAGTAATTGCTTTATAATTACCCGCTTGCGGTGGTCGGGTGTTAGTCGTTATATTCTTCTAATTTATCATCAAATAACAAATAAAACGCCCGTTTTAATTGCTTTCTTTTTGTTTGATATTCTTTTAATTGCTCGCTTCTATCTTCAATAATAGACTTTTTTAAATCTTCGCTATAGTCTTTATCTTTTCGATAGTCTCTTATATCTTGCTTTAACTCTTTTATAAAGTCGTTAGCACTAACAACGGCGCAATAAATAGCCTCATAGAGTGCGTTATTATTATATAATTGCTTTAAAATAATCTTTTCTTTATTCATCTTTTAAAATCTCACTTTCTTTAATTAAAAATTGTTAATTGTTGCAAGTGGGTAATTATAAAAGCAACTACTATTTTTATTAAGTTTTCAAAGAACGGGTGCGGGGTTGGTGCTAACCATAACCGCAATACTATTGTAAGCCTTATTTAAAATATTATCAATATAAAAAATATTTTGATTATAAACATAATAAATAAAATCGTTAAAAATATTTAAATCATAGAAAATAAAATTAATAAGATAAGACTATTAAAAAATAAATATATATAATTGCTTGTCTCGGTGTGTTTCGTGGCTCTCGTGGCTTATTTGGTGGCTTTAAATTGATTTAATAAATATATCTAGTTAATAAGTAAATATAAATATAGTAGTAGTAATAATATAAATTAATAATATATGTTGCTGTCGGTGGTCGGTTATGGAATGAAGCAAAGCATATCACAAACACGCATTTTAAAAGCGTGCGCGGGGTGGCTTTGGTGGCTGTTGTTGGTGGTTATGCTTAAAATCAAGATTAAAGACATAACAACGGCTATATATTTAAAATATATAAGTATTAAAAACATAAAATAATTGATTTTAGGCTGTTTAGCGCGTGTTTGGGTGGGGGTATGGGGAAAATCACGACCACCGGAAAAGCGGGCGGGGTTAGCCCTCCATTTTGCCGACTAAATAAAAAAGCCATAGTGTATGAGTAGTGTGGGCTAGGTGAAATTTCTCGCGGGTATTAAAAAGGACAGGGGTTATCAATAAAAGTGTTGCAAGTGATTAAAGACATAGTATAATGATGGTAAAGCGAGGTAAGAAAAATGGAAACGAGAACTCTCAAAAAGGCAATCGGGTATTGTCGTGTCTCTACCAAAGAGCAAGGTGATAAGTTTGGTATCGAAGCGCAAAGAAAAGACATTCAAGAATACGCTGACAAAAATGGTTATGAAATCATTGATTGGGTGTATGACAATGTTAGTGGCGTTATCGAGGATAGAGATGGTTGGAATAGAATTATTGTTGACCCAAAAGTTCAAAACCCATCATACCAAGCAGTTATCGTCTTTAAAAGCGATAGAGTGGCAAGAGACTTAAAATTGTATTTTTATTTTGAATGGTTTTTATTGAAAAAAGGCGTTGAACTTGTATCGGTCAATGATGGCTTCCCTGATGTTCCTAATGAATACAAAGGTATCATTAAGTCGTTTATCTTGTTTAGTGCCGAGCAAGAGCGCAATAACATTACATTAAGAACGAGTGGCGGGCGCACAATTAAAGCCAAAACCGGCGGATATGCAGGCGGGCGTTGCCCTTTCGGCTATAAAGTCGTTAGTGGTGAATTAGTCATCGACACTTACGAAAGCGAAGTAGTTAAAGTCATCTTTGATTTGCGAAACAAAGGTCAATCATATAATCATATCGCGCAAGAATTAAACAGCCGTGAATTATTTACTCGTAGCGGTGGTCTTTGGGGTATGCACCAAGTTTGGACTATTATTCAAAACGAAAAACTTTATCGTGGCTTTTACCGCTATGGCAAAGCAAAAGAGTGGGTCAAAGGAAAACAAGAGGCGATTTTATGAGATACATTAGAGTTATAAATGATTTAGGAGATGAATACTTAACAACATATAAAGACCATTGCGAAATGGTTGCCGAATTACAAGATAGTGGTTTTGATTTTGAAGGTTGCATTATCAAGCAAGCCGACAATATTGAAGAATTATTTGATGAATATATCTTGGTTGATAAAGTTTATTCGGTAAACCCTGATGTTAAAGATAAGATGTTGAGAAAGTGTTTTGGAAAAGAAGCATTTAAAAAAGAACTTATCTATGGTGCGATTTGGTGCAAAGGCGAAGATAATGAGCCAATTTTAAAATCGGTAGCAAGAATGATTGATGAAAATGGAGGTTGGGAATTGATATGAAAACTTTATATGGCGTTTGCGATAGCAATACAATTTATTCTCTCACTTTTCATATACCCACGATTGACGAGTTTGATGTATTAGAAGAAACTAAAGGCGTTTATTGGGTTAAAAATGGCATTAATTGGAAAAGAAAAGTTCTTAAAAGCGAAATGACAAATGGTGCTTATACTTTTTATGAAACCTACGAAGAAGCGAGAAGTGCCTTACTTAAAGCGTTAAGATACTATCTTGAAAATGCAGTTAAAGAGATTAAGCGACATCAAGACGACATCGCAAAAATCGTTGCGGTCTTAAAAGAGCAGTTTGATATTGAGGTCTAATTATGGATAAAGAAAAAGAAGAATTGTTTGGCAAAATGTTCAAAGAAAGAGTTTATCCCATTGCAGGGTTGCCTGACTTTGAAGCACCCATCGTTCACATTCACAAAGAGCAAGTGTCATCATTAGACCATAGCGAGGACGCATTAGACGCATTGGTGTATGCGATTAGGTCTATGGTTGAGGTAAACGCACAAAAGGTCAACGATGAAATGTTAAAACAAATTAACGAAACAATGTTAAAAAACGGCTTTACCGATTATTATGGCATTAACGAACAACGCCTTATAGAAATCGTTGAAGAAGCGAGTGCGTTTGAAGTAATTAAAAAGACTTTTTCGTTAAGACAAGCGGTGTTAGATGTTTGCGACAAACCAAGCAATGTAATGACAAACCGCAAAAAGTTTGTGAAAGAAATCTTAACCAAATAAATGATATAATTATTGTGTGTATGCAATAGGGCATACTTGAAAGCAAAAGGGCTTCTATAAGAATTTATGGAGGTCTTTTTTAATGAGCGATTTCTTTTATCACATTACGAATATCGCAAGAAAAGAAAACGGAAATAACCTACAAACTATTGTTGACCTTTTTTACATTTGTAAAAATACCCTTGCACAAGGAAACAAAGAAAAGGGTTTAAAATATTGTAAATCTTTTAAAATTCTTGTTGATGAACTCATAAATAACGAAAAATGCCTCAATAAAGCCAAATTATACGACAAAATATTCGATATTTTAGTGTTGGAAACACCTTATTCGCTTGATAGTTATTTTCAAGCGTTGGAATGGGAACGACCTGTCGAGGAACAATTTTACCTACCTCGTAGAGAGGTGTTTATGAAGTTTGGAATTATCCAAGCACTAGAAGATTTAGTTATTAACGATAAACTAGATGAATTGCTTATCTCGCTTCCTGTTCGTGTTGGTAAAACGACACTCGCAAACTTCATCATTTCTTGGATATTAGGTGTTAGACCTGATGAAGCAAACTTATATTGCTCTAATAGTGGCATTATTTGTGGTGCTTTCTATGAGGGTGTTAAGACAATTTTAAGTGATGACTATACTTATCAATGGTCTAAAATCTTCCCAAAAGTTAAGTTTAACGCTCGTGAGATGTGCAATTCAAAAGACACTCAATTAGATACAGGAAAGATTAAAAGATACCATAGTTTTACTGCTCGTTCTATTGATGGCACTCTTAATGGTAGTGTCGATGTTAGTAATGGTGGACTTTTAATTGCTGATGATATGTGTAGTGGCATTGAAGAAGCGATGAATGTAAATCGTTTGCATTCATTATGGCTCAAAGTTAATAGTGATATGCTTTCTCGTGCTAAACAAAAAGCAAAAGTCTTATGGATAGGCAATCGTTGGTCTATCTATGACCCTATTGGCGTAAGAATAAATATGCTTAATAACACTGATACAAGGTGGAAAAATATAGTTATCCCTGCTCTTGATGATAATGATGAAAGTAATTTTAACTACTTATACAATGTTGGTTTTGATAGCAAGTATTATCAAGAAAAAAGAGCAACATACGAAGCAAGTGATGATATTGCCTCTTGGAAAGCCATTTATCAAGGCGAGCCAATCGAAAGAAGTGGCTTACTTTTCCCTTATGAAGAAGAAAGGACTTATAGTGGCGAATTACCACAAGATATACAACCTACTAATAAATATGCTTTCGTGGATATTGGTTGGGGTGGAGGCGACTATACTTGTATGCCTATCATCTATCAATATGACAACGAACTTTATTGCATTGATATTGTTTTCAACAATGGTAATAAGAAAATCACCCAACCTTTAATCGTTGAAGCCATAGAAAAATACAAATTACCTCGTGTTAAGTTTGAAAAGAATAATGGTGGCGATGGTTATAAAGAAGATGTAGGAAGATTATTAAGCGAAAAAGCGACACCTTGCCTTTTAACAAGTGCTTTTGCTTCTAATCAACAAACAAAAGAAATGAAAATATTTAACCACGCCCCTGAAATTAGACAAATTAACTTCTTACCAAAGGAAAAACGCTCATTAGCATACAATAAAGCACTCGAACAACTACACTCATTTACTATTCAAGGCAAAAATAAACACGATGACTGCCCTGATAGTCTTGCCGAAATATGCGAGATGGTAAACGAAATTGTGAAAAAGACAAGTTATCAAGTATTTGAAAGATTTTTTTAGCAAAAATTCACTTTTTGGTAAGGGTATCTAGGTGTTTTTAAGCAATAATGATGATAGGAATTTATCGCAATGGCAGACAAAAATACTAACAAAACAACATATTTAAACGGAAGAGCAGTAATTTATACGGGCTACGAAGAAGTCAATAGTGAAAATATTGTTGACATTTTAAACCAATCTCTAATCATTCACTTAAAAAATGTAAGTGAAATGGAATATTTGATGAACTATTATCGCGGTGAACAACCAATTTTGACTAGAGAGAAAAAAATTAGACCGGAAATTAACAATAAAATTGTTGAAAATCACGCTAATTCGATAGTTCAATTTAAAACAGGCTACCTTTTGGAGAAGCCGATACAATATGTTTCTCGCAAAGAAGAGGTTGATAACGCAAGTGTTGATTTCTTGAATGAATGTATGTTGCTTGAAAGCAAAGAAACTCGCGATAAAGAACTTGCTAATTATCAAGCGATTGTTGGAACTGCATATAGGCTATGTTTACCAAATAGATTTTATGTCAAAGGCGAAAATAGCCCATTCAAAATATATTCAATTGACCCAAGACAAGCATTTGTTGTCTATTCAACAGCGGTTGGCAATACCCCATTATTAGGTGTTATTTTATATAAACGCAATAATATTGCAGGACAAGAAGAACTTGTATGCCAAGCATATTCTAAAGACACTTATTATGAGTATGTTAAAGGTGAAGTAGAGTCAAGAAAAATCGAGGGTCATATTTACGGCGAAGTTCCATTGATTGAATATCCATTAAATCAAGATAGAATAGGCTCTTTTGAGTTAGTTCTCTCTTTATTAGACGCTATCAATACCATTCAATCAAATCGTGTCGATGGCGTTGAACAATTTATCCAAGCATTGTTAATTTTCAAAAATGTTGATATTAAAAAAGAAGATTTGGTTTCGTTGCTTGAATTAGGCGCAATCAAAATTCAAGATAACGGCGACCTTGAAGCCAATGTTGAATATTTAACCAAAGAACTCAATCAAGACCAAGTTCAAAAGTTGAAAGATGATATGCTTGAAGTTGTCTATAAAATATGCGGTATGCCTTTAGGCAAAGGCGGAAGCATTGGCAATAGTCAAGGCGCGGTTATTATGCGCGATGGTTGGAGTGAAGTTGAGGCAAGAACACAAGAAACTGAACTTATGTTTAAACAAAGTGAAAGAATGTTCTTAAAACTAGCACTTAAATTCGCAAAGATTTTAACATCTAACAAGTATTCGTTGAAATTAGGCGATTTAGAAATCAAATTTACTCGTAGAAACTACGAAAATATTTATCAAAAAGCGCAAGTCCTTGATTTAATGCTTAAAAACCCAAGAATTGCACCAAGATTAGCATTTGTTGTTTGTGGTTTATTTGGCGATAGTGAGGGTGCTTATAACGAAAGTGAACAATATTATAAAAAACAATTAGAACTTGCCAAAAATAATAGCCAAGAAGATGATGGAGGTGTCGTAAATGAAAATTAACCCATCGACATTATCAGCGGAAGATATTGCCATAATCACTGATATATTGAGCAGAGGCAATACTTGCGAAGTGAAAAAAGAAAGAGAAAATGTCGTTATCGTTGAAATTAAACGAAACGCAGTGATAAAAAAGCCTATTATTTAAGGCTAGTAAAATTTCAATATCGCAATTGGGCGATACATAAGGTCAAAAGGGACATCAAAGCAGTTGTTTTGGTGTCTTTTTTAATAAATAACTCAAAGCGTAGTGAGAATAAAAAAATACGCAAATCAAGGAGGACAAACTCAATGGAAGTTTGGAAAACGATTAAAGGATATGAGGGAAGATACCTCGTATCAAATGAAGGCAACATTATGAATTGCTACACAGGTAATTTAATAAAATGCCAACTAGATAGATACGGCTATTTATTAGTCAATTTGACATCTCAATTTGGAAGAAAAACGCATTTAGTCCATCGTATCGTGGCACACGCATTTATAGAAAAACCGATTGGTTTTAATGAAATTAACCACATAAACGAAATAAAAACGGACAATCGAGTAGAAAACTTGGAATGGGTAAGCCATAGAGAGAACTTACAAAAATATTGGGATAACCACCCTGAAAGAAAAAGTCAAGTTTCTAGTTATTACAAAAAACACCCAAACGCAAAGAAAAAAACCAAATTGTCAAACATTGAGGTTATCCAATTCGATTTACAAAATCGCCAAGTAAATAAATGGAAAGATATTGCAACCATTCACAAAATACTTGGCTACCACAACACTTCGATATACGAGTGTTGCGTAAACAAAAGGCACACTGCTTATGGTTATAAATGGCAATTTGCCATTGATATACAAAATGACATACCAAGTCAATAAAAAGGTTGTTGTAGGGAAACAACATAAAACAATTCGCAAAGTGTGGTCTAGGGAAAGACCACCCAAAAATAATCACGCAAGGAGGTCATACAAATTATGACAAAAGAATTTTTAGCCAAATTAGGAATTACTATTGAGGGCGAAACCATTAGTGATGAAGAGGGGCAAAAACTTATCGAACAAAAAGTTTCTTCTTTAAACACCGATAACAAAAAGCAAAAAGATTTGCTATCAACTCGCAATAGCGAAATCGCTGAATTAAAGAGAAAAGAAACTGAAAAATTGAGCGAAGAGGAAAAGCAAAAACTTCATTACCAAGATATGGAAAAAGAGATTGCTTCATTAAAAAGAAAAGATAGTCTCAATTCCAAAGTCAACGACTTAATGTCGATTGGCTATGATAAAGAACTTGCAACTAAATATGCCACTGCTGAATTAGATGGCAAAAGCACAATCGAGTTCCAAAAAACCTTTATGGAAGCAAAACTCGAAGCGCAAAAGCAAGAACTTTTAAAGAAAGGCAACGACCCAAAATTGAATGACCCTAATAGCACAATCAAAACAAAGGAGGACTTCTTGAAAGCAAGTTATGAAGAAAAACTCAAATTTGCCCAAGAACACCCTGCCGAGTTTGAAGCATTTAGTAAAAATTAGGAGGAAAACATTATGGCATCAATTTATGATGGCAAACACTTCAACCCCGCAGTGTTTAAATTAGCGGTGGAAAATATTAAATCTACTGAAAAACTTGAATTACCAAGACTTTTCAAGCGTAGAGTTGACGCTGATTTAGCAGTTAGATTTCCCGACCAAGTAGGTGGAAATATTGCTGAAATCGTCATTAAAGGTCGTTTAGGCGGAACATCTCAAAACTACGATGGCTCAACCACTATTGTTCCAAGCAAACTCACAAACTATGTTCAAAGAGTTGTTGCTATTGGTCGTGTTGGCTCTTGGGAAGAAAATGACTTCCAAACCTCTATCGCAGGTTATAGCGAAATGGACGCACAAATTTACCAAGTCGCTGATTTCCGTGATGGCGAAGTCAAAAAAGCCGGCTTATCTATTTTAAAAGGTATTTTCGCCGGTGCTTTAACAGCCGAAACCGGAACAGCCGTTAACCCAAGCGATATGATTGACTTATTAGTCGCTACTGCAGGCGATATGGGCGATGATTTCGACACTGTCTTAATGGATAGTTATATTGCCGGTGAATTAGCAAAGGCTAATCTCTTAAAATACGGCACATACATCATCAATGGTATTGAATATCAAGACCAAAAAGTCGGTTATTGGGCAGGTCGTAGAGTTTACATTGATGACGCTTGCGGAACAAACTCTAAAGCAAGTGGTAGCGTTCACAATGTTTATGTTATCACGCCATACTCTTTCCGCTACACACCATTAGCAGTCAAGAGAGAATATGAAATGGCTCGTGATAGTTTCACCAATGGCGGTGTTGACGCTTTCATTTCAAGACAAAGATTTGTTCTTGCACCAGAGGGTATTTCATTCGTTGCGACCCCAACTTCTTTATCTCCAACTGACGCTGAATTACAAGCCGGTGCTTCTTGGGCTTTAGTCAAAGATGGCAACAACAATGCAATCAATCGTAAGATTGTTCCATTTGCTTGCTTAACCATTACATTGGCTTAATCAAAATTAACTAATTGAGGGGAGGATAGACTATGACTATCGAACAAAAGGTTGAATATATGAAAACTATGATGAACGATACATCTCTTAATGATGAAACCGCCATAGTCTATCTCAACCTTGCCAAAGAAAGAATTATCAACCATATTTATCCATTTGACAATTGTGTCGAAATTCCGGACAAATATGATTACCAACAAATTGAACTCGCGATTGTTTTATTTAACCAAAGGGGTGTAGAGGGCGAAAGTTCTCATAGTGAGAATGGTGTTAGCCGTTCTTACAATAGTGTTGAAAAAATACTAAATTCTATCCCTAGATATGCAGGCTTACCAAAATGAGAAACTTGGAAAAAAATAAAAGTCCAATTAGATACCTAAACTATCAAAGTGAAGAAAAAGCCGTAGATAGTGAGGGTAATTACACAGGCGAAACTATTGTTGTCTACACAAAACCTTATTTGATTATGGGTCATATATCGGGTGCAAGAGGCAGTAGCCAAGTCGAAGTGTTTGGAACTGATATTGATTACGACAAGTCAATCTTATTAACAAAAGAAGAGTTCAAAGAAACAGGTATAGACGAGAATAGTGTATTTTTTATCGACAAAAAGGTAGTTTTTGATGGGACAACGCCTTTATATAACTATCGTGTTGAAAGAATTGCTGAAACTATTAACGAAGTTGTTATTGCTGTAAAGAAAGTTGGTAAGTAGTAATGAAAATTACAATCTCACCATATAAAGCGATAATTAATAAATACCTTAAACAAGTAGATAAAATTGCCAAAAAGTCTCTTGATAGCGTTGTTGAATACGCGACAAGACAAGCACAAAACACTTTTGATAGATTTGTGTTTGAAGTCCCTAGCGATGACCCTTATGTTTGGGTTGTTAATACCCCGATAACAAAAAGTAAAACCACTTACTCAAGAAAAATCACCGCTAGAGGAAACCAAGCATTGTTTATCGAATTTGGCGCAGGTGTTTACTATTATACAAATGTCGAGACTAGACTTTATCAGCAATACATACCAAATGATAGACCATCAGGCGTTTATGGTATAGGCGAATATGGGCAACAACGCGGAAAAGATGATGTTTGGTTTTACAAAAGCCGAACAGGGAGAGAAAGCGAAAATGCCCACTTGTTCAAATATAATCGTAGGGGCGAGCCAATTATGATTACTCACGGAAATAGACCCGCAAGAGCCTTATATCGTGGTGTTGGAATGGCTTTAAGAAGATTGCAAGGAGGAAGATTTAAATGATTGATATATTTAATGAATTATATACATTAGTCGTTAATGCTCTTACTTCTTATGATGAAAACATAGCAACTTCTAGTGTCTATCAAAATGTTCCAAGCAAATATCCATTTGTATCTTTTGAGGAAATTGAAAATTATCCTTATGAAAATGGAATGGACGATGGAGACATTGAAAACTTCGTGAATGTCGAATACGAAATTAACATCTATACTCAATTGCCACAAAAGAAAAGTGAGGGCGAAAGCATTGCGAATGTTGTTGACGCTCTTATGAAAAGCAAAGGGTTTGTTAGAAGAACTAAAACCCCTTTACAAGATAGTAAAGAAACCACTTATCGAATTGTTATGAGATATGGTGGTGTAGTTTCTAAAGATAATGTTGTTTATAGGAGGTAAAACTTATGGCTAACGCTATTACAACACAATCTATGCACTTAATTTATGGTGGAACTTCAACCACACCATCTTGGGCAATGATTACTGCAAATTCCAAAGACCTTTGCATTAAAGACTTCCCCGATATGACAAACGGCGACCCCGATGAAGTTGAAACAACAACTTTATGCGATACTGCCCACCAATATATTGATGGTTTAGAAAATTTACCTGATGAATTAGAGTTTACAGCGAACTTTGATAATGATTTGTATGATGAACTCTTAACAAAAACTGCGGAAGCACATTGGGGTATTCAGTTAGGTGAAACCACCGGCAACCCTCGTTGGGTCTTAAAAGCAACTGCTAGAGTGGAATTAGTCGGTGCGGGCGTTGGTGATGTTCTCGAAATGAGAATTGTGTTAAAACCAAAATCTACAATCACAAAAGAGAATATTGCATAGTTATTTATACCTAAAAGGAGGTATCTCGAAATGGCGAGAAAAATTAGATTACAATTTTATGACAAAACTTACACAATCGAATATGCCAATCGAATTGAAGTAAAAGAATATTTTACACAATTAAGCAAAATCAAAAATGATGGCAAAATTGAAAACGGCATTAAGTCATTAGTGATTTTATTGAAAGCCGGTCTTGTCAAACACCACAAAAGCGAAATGCCTAGTGATGAAGAAATCGAAAGATGGGCTACTTCAATTCCTAATGCCGAATTATTCTATGAAACTTTAATGGAAATGGTGCAAGAAGTTGTAAGCGTCATAGATGGTGATACAAAAAACTTGAAGTGGGAAGTGGAAGAAGCGTAGAGCAACAAGACACTTCCCCAAAAGCAATAATAGACTATCTTAATTCATTGTTCGCTTATGCGTTGTCGCTTGGAATGACTTATGAACAATATTGGTATGATGACCCATACCTTATCAATAGTTATATTAAAGCCGATGAAATAAGAAAAGTTAAAAGGAATAATGAACTTTGGCTACAAGGCTACTATGTTTATCACGCAGTTGGCTGTTTAGTGCCTGTTTTAAACCCTTTTAGCAAAGAACACAAAGCCAAAAAGTATTTGGAAGCCCCCGTGCCTATTACGGAACTAGAGCAGGAAGAATACAAGGCTAAAAGAAATAAAAAAATTATGGCTAAATTAGATAGTTTAGTCGGCAAAAAGTTAGGAGGTTAGAAGATTATGGCTAACAATGTCGAATATGATAGCATTACTATTCAAATCAATGCGGATAGCAAACAAGCAACTAAAAATATCAATTCATTAAATCGTAGTCTTTCTAACCTCGACCAAACTGCCAAAAACCTTAACACTCGTAGAATTGGCGAAGTAAAAGGGCTTTTATTAAATATTGCAAAAATAGACTTTTCTAATGTCTCAAAAGGCTTGCAAGATGTAGTAAGTGCCTTTAAATACTTTCAAAACAAAGTGGCTCAAAAAAGTAGCCCTCTATTTGGTAATTTTTCAGGTAAAAATTCGCCTAGTGGCTATAACCAAGCGTTCCAAAATGAATATTATCAAGCCTTTGATGTAAAAAAAGTTAATTTTGGTTTAGAACAAACGCCAAACATAATCGAAAAAGCCACAAAAGAAGCAGGAAAATTAGAAGAACAAATTAAGAAAATAAATAAAGAAACTAAAAAAACACAAAGAAGTTTTGGCGCAATGCTTAAAAACATAATTCGTTATCGTGTTATTCGCCAACTCATTCAAAAAGTGTATCAAGAAATGTTGGACGCTTTTTCGCAATTGGCTAATGTTGACAAAGAGTTTGACAAATCATTAGGCGAGATTGTAAGCGCGTTTAAGTTTATAGCAAGAACTTTAGTAAGTGTTGTTGCACCTATAATTAAAGTTATAGCCCCAATCATCACATCTTTAGCGGAGGGGCTTGGCAGTGCTTTTAACTCTTTAGGTGGTATAATTGCCGGCGCATTAGGACAAGAAGAATTTGCCGAAGCACAAGAAAATGTCGAAAGTTATACCGAAAGTCTTAAAAAAGCAAAAAGCGTTCAAATGGGTTTCGACCAATTTAATATCGTTAGCCAAGACAACGCTGATGGAAACTTTATAATGAAACAAACAACTGCAATGGGTAATTTACAAGAGACATTGCAAAAACTTGCTGATGGTATCAAGCCTATTTTTGGTGCATTGAAAAATGCCGTAGAGAAAATTACACCCATTCTTAATGTCATCATTGAATTGTTTAGCCAAATTATCAATGAAACAATGGAAAGCACCAATAATCTTTTTGCCAATCTAATAACTGCTATTGGCACAATTATTCAATTAATTGGCAGTTTTTTAACTGCTTTTGAGCCGTTGATTTCGTTAGTTATATCTCTATTCAATGACGCAGTTAACGCAACAAACGATTTAACTTCGGTTGCATTAATTCTTGTGAAAGACATTTGGGGTGCTTTTATACCTGTCTTACAAGTAATTGGCAAATTGCTATCAAATATTACCCCAATATTAAAATTTATTGGGAATATCATTAAACAACTTGTCGGTGGAATTACGGGAACAACCGACAACGAAAGCGCAAGAAAATTTGGCGCAGTCGCCACTCTTGGCTTAAGCGAATTGTTTAGATATTTACGCGGTAGAAGTTATGCTACCGGTGGCTTCCCCGAAGATGGCTTATTTATGGCAAACAGGGGTGAATTAGTCGGTCAATTCTCAAATGGTAGAACTGCCGTTGCAAATAACCAACAAATCTCTCAAGGAATTTATCAGGCTGTTTTACAAGCGATGAGAGATAGTGGAGGCAACAATATTTCCGTTCAAATTGACGGACAGGAATTAGCAAGAGTAATAAGTAAAAAACAAAATAACTTCGGTCAAGATTTAGTGATAGGAGGAAACATCAATTATGGCAAGCGTTTATAGTGGCAAATTTGTTGGTGTAAGACCTGTGGGAAGCACAGGTAGTTATACTTATTTGCCAACACCAAGCGAATATAAAATGACTTCCGCTACATTAGTAGATAGTGGAAGAAATACACAAGGGGTTGCTATTGCTTCCGTAATTAGAAGCGGTGTTAGAAAAGTTGAAATGATTTGGAATTTTTTAACGCAAGCACAATTCTCTTTAATTGCTTCATTCTTTGACACTAATTTCTTTTTTGAATGTCGATACTATGACACTATTTTAGGCGCAATGACAACCAAAGTTATGTATTGTAGCGATAGACCAAGTGATACCGCACATATTAAAGTTGAAACAGACCAAAACGGGGATATTACCGCAGTCAAAGGCTATTCAAACACAACCATTTCGTTGATTGAGAGGTAAAGTTATGCTAAATAGACCTACTGCCTTTGATGACATCTTTAAAGAGAATAATAAAATTATTACTCAAAGCGAAATTAAAATATTTGATACAAACGGAAACGATTTGCTTACAATGTCGCAAATCGAAAAAGTAGAAACTCATTTAAAAAATTCTTTTTTATATTCTTATTACCCAACCGAAGAAACAAACATTGATATTCTCGGTTGGAATACGCTCTCTCAAACCATTCAGCAATATTTAACCACAAAAGGAAATTTTGTTTATATTAAATACGGGGTTGAGGGTATTTGGACTACCGGTTGCCGTGTTGGAATTATTGATGAATACCAAATCAGTTATAGACAAAATCGAGCGACTATTAGGTGCATTGGCATTATTAACTCAAAGATTTTAACTGCCAAAAATATAGTACCTTTATATTTATTTTCGACTAGCCATACTTGGACGGCGAGCGCAGTTTTAAGTGCCTCTTCTTTGCCTAGCGATAATAAAACTATGAATTATAGTGTTGATAATAATTTTTCAACTATGGCTAATTTACAACAAATTGGCTTAACTAAAGCGGAAGCAATACAAAATTTATGCACGGCTTGCGGTGGCGCGGTTAGAGTTAATTACGACAATGACACGCAAACATTTACTGCCGGTATATATGATGTCAACCATATAGAAAAATGTGATATGTCTTTCACAAACATTTACGATGATATATCAATTAAAAATTTTGAAAATTACGCACAGGTTAGTATCAGTGGCTATACATTAGGCGATACTGAACAAGTCTATACTTCGGGCTTTTATACATCAACAGGTCAATTCACACAAACAGGAACAATACCAAGCGGATATGTAATTACTAACACAAATAACATCTATGTCGTGATAAGCAACACAACATTTCCTGCAACATCATATATGAGAAACGACAACAGCATTAGTGGCTCATTTAACACAGGCAGTTATACGGGCGGAGGCAATTATTATATTGTTGCCCAAAAATACATTGCCCCAACTTATACTCAATCAAACACTGCTCTTTCTATTGTTTCGTATCTATTACCCAACGATGACGCTACTCAAAAAGCAATTATTGAAGCCAACGCATTACAATATTTGTCTTACGAAAAAGAAATATCTTTTAGTGGTAGAATTAACCCTGTTTTAGAGCCACTAGATTATCTTGGTCTTGATGAAATTGGGCTTATCATTTTGGAAGAGGTATCAATTGTTTTTAATGGCGCATATAGCGGAAGAATTAAAGGAATTGAATATTGGGCTAAAGCACCTGTTGAAACTTCTAGCCATATTCCTTATCCCGATGAATTTGAAATTTATATTCAAAACCCAAACCCAATTGATATGGAACTTATCCTTGCCTTTTCAAGTGGCTCATTTTCTTTCAATGTGCCGGCGGGTCAAACTTTTAGAATAACCCAAGATAATGCCGAAGAATTATATGATAGCATTGATGAATGGCTTTTAGGGCATTTAGACAACCCTGTTTATTGTTATTTCAAATATAACGGCAAAGTTATTAGCGATAATACAATCATTTTGGAGGGTGGGCAATGAAACAACCAATAGCGATTTATAAGACAGGCAGTTCTTGCATATTAGAAAAAAGCAATGATAATGATTTGGTTTATTTCTACGCTACAAAAGAAGAAGCAAGAGAAGCATTAATTAAATACCAACATACCGAAAAGGCTGATGTTCATTTTGCCACAATTAGTAGCGTTCAAAAAGTGTTTCTTGGTTGTTATATCTTGCCTTTTATGATTAAAGTAAGTGGCGAAAATATAGATTTGAGTTTTAATTTCTTACAGCATAAAGAAGAATACATAGAACTTTTGAAACAATACCTAAATATGCGAAAACAAAGCAAGTTATGGTATCACATTTATATAGCCGTTAGAATGTTGGAAAAAGGCAAAAGAACGCTTAATAAGAGCGAAAAAGAAAAGGCTCAATCAATTCACGATAACGGCATTGATGATGAAACATTCAATTATGTGTTTGATTATTTGACAAAATAATCTACAATTTAATTAGAGATAAATCGGTATCTTCAAAAACACAATAGGGTGTCATAAGGACACCCTTTATTTTTATTTCTAAAGAAAGGAGGCAAACCAATGGATATTTCAAGTTTAAGCATATCGTTGCCTATTGTAGTTTCTCTTGTTGGTTGTTTTATTGGTGTTATGACTTATCTTGGCAATCGTAAAAAAGATAATAAGCAAAATACCAAAGAAGAAAAAGAAGCCGAAGCAAGATTGGTAAGAATGGAAACAATGTTAGTAAACATAGAAAAGAATACTAATAATCTTAACGAAAGAGTTAACAGCCACGACCACTTGCTCACAAAACACGAAACAAGACTAACCATTTTAGAAAAAGAAGTGAAAGCCAAAGGGGGTAAATAACTATGACAATTGAATTGATTATTACATTAGTGGTATTAGGCATTGCCATTGTTAGTGGCGTTGTTGGTATCGTTGTCGCTCTTGTTAGAGGCGATATGAAAAAGTTTATTGTCGAGAAAATGGAAGAAGCCGAAAAGTCAAATCTTGGTGGCGCAAAAAAACTCGAATATGTAGTAAACGCAGTCAAAGAAAAATACAAGGTTTTAGAACTTATCCTTAATGTAAAAAAGTTCATCGAATACATCATTAGCGTTTCAAAGAACATTAACGCAAAATAGCGATTATAAACAGGACAAATGGTTATAATCTCAAAAATTAAAAAAGAAAGGAAAAGAAAATATGTTTATTATTGATTTTAGAAACAAATTAGTTAGCGATTATCGCTTTTCAGTAATAGGCAATTCAAATGTCGATAAAGTCGATTTAGTTTCTCACTTTATTCAATATGCCGATGGCTATTCTATCTATCTAAAAGTTAGAAGTGAAGAAGAAAATTATGTAGATAAAATTGCTATTGCAAGTGAAGATATTAGTGTCGATGAAGATGTTTTGGTTTGCCGTTGGACTATGGGTGCAGTTTCTACCCAATGTAAGAAACTCTACTTACAATTGCAATTTGAAAAAGACGAAGATATAATCGCACAATCTCGTATCGTTAGTGTAGTTCTTGGCGATACAATCAATGTTGATGAACTAATACCGGTTGTTTATCCCCAAATCTTAAAAGAAATACAAAATCAAATTGATACTCTTAATGGCGAAGTGCTTGAAAGTGGCTCATTAACTTATGCTAATGACACTTTAAGTCTTTTGTTAAGCAACAAAAATAGTGAAACTCTTGTTAGTTTGCAAGTTGCCATTGAAACAAGCACAAGTTTTGTTAGTGTTGCATTAAACGGATATGTGCTTACATTTACCGAAAGAGGTGGCAACACACATACCATTAATTTCGCAACTTTATTTAATGCGAAAGTCGATAAAGTGAACACAGCCAATAAAGTTTACGCTACCGATGAAAATGGTAATCAAGCCACATTACCCGTTGATGATTTATATGACGGCAATGTAGTTCGTAGACACGCAAGCGGTCAAATACAAGTTCCAATTACACCAACCGAAAACGGACACGCTAGTAGCAAAGGTTATACTGACGCTTTTGCAAAGTCATTAGCCGTTTCTATTGATAGCGACTATGTAATTACCTTTACACTTAAAGACGCTAACAATAACACATTAGCAACCCAAACAATCGACTTACCATTAGAAAGCGTAGTCGTTAGTGGCTCTTATGATGACACAACCAAGTCTTTAATTCTAGTGCTTGAAAACGGACAAGAAATTACTATCCCCGTTAGCGATTTAGTGGACGGATTAGTTAGCCAAAATGATTTAACAAATGTCTTATTGAATTACTATACAAAGAGCGAAATTGAGGCGAAATACTATTCTACCGAGAATGTATCAAATCTCTCTACAATGGGCGAATTAAGAGCGTTTGTTGAAAATGTAAATAATCAAGGAAAGCATTGCTTATTTGATTTACATTCTTACATTGCTGACGCTTATGTTTGTGTCATTCATTGTTGGTCTAGCGGTGGCAAAAACTATTGTTTCGTTCAAGATTTAGTCAACCATAAAACCTATGGCAATTATAGTGGTTATGTTGATAGCACAACGATTGCTTCTTATTTTTCAAGTAATGCAATGGCTAATATTAAAGTCATTAAGATTACTGATGAAGATATTACAATGGCTCAAATCTCTACCTTATTACAAGAAATCAACACACTTGGCGATTATGTTATGTTCGATGTTAGTGCAATTACAAGTGCGATGTATTTAACAACTATTTATATCAATGGTAGTTATTATCGTGTCTTTGATAGCATTACGGGAAGAACGGCAAGCGGAACAAGCACAAGCGGTCTTGATGAAACATTGTTAAGTGTTATTGAGGGTGGCGTTGCCAAACCTACCACTTGGGAAGAAATACACAATCTCATTGTCGAGGGCAATGGTTCACTTGTTTATAGTGCGGGCGATGAGTTAGATGTTAAGTTTTTTAATTCTTTCGTTGCAACTACTGATGATACGGGAATTACCATTGATGTTGATAGAGATGAGTTTGTAATGAAAACCGATATGGCAACCGCAGACTATGTTTTTACTTACAATGGCAATCGTTCTACTTGGCAATTAAATGAAAACGATGTCGATATTGCCGAATATGGCATTACCATTACGGGAACACCAACAAACGGCAAGAAAATTACAATCGACATTGTGGTTGATACCATTCCTTATATCGTTATGGGAAACGACCAAGAAACAAGTGCAAATAACGATTTCACACATTCATTAACATTGAGAAGAAAATACGCTAGAACAAGCGGTCTTGTCTTTGATGAAAAAGAAGCGTTCTTCTACAATGGCACAAATGCCCCATTACAAGCGGGAACATATCACTTTTTGCTCGGTAATCATTCTTGGTATAGTGCCGATGTTGGCAAATATTTTCAATTCACACTTACGCAAGACTTACCCGTCGGTGGTCAATTAGTATGGCAACAAGCATATAACGCTACATTAGAAAATGCTAATATTAAGGTCTTTACAAACGCCTTAACAACCACCGAAACCGAAACTTGCGTAATGACGGAGGGGCAAGGCGGAACATATCTCGGTGTTATCAATAACGGAAAACCCGATAACACAACTACGGGATATAGTGCAACTTATAACCAATACCTCAATCAATGCCAAAGAGCGTTGTTAGGTAATAACGATGATGAACAATCTAATAATAGACAATGGCTCAATAGCGATAAGGCAAAAGGAACTTATGCACAAGGTCAAAATGGTTGGGATAGAATTGCAAGTTATGTATTAAGCGATAATAATGGCTTCTTATATGATTTAGACCCACATTTGAGAAAATATCTCGGTGTTTGCTCTAAAATAACCGAAAGTGTTGTATTTACAACAACGAGTGCGACAAGCGGTGCAAGAAAGACCACGAGTGAAAAGGTTTGGAAATTGAGTAGAGAGGAAATACAATCTTGCTCACAAAGCGAAGCAATTACCTACCCACCTTATACCTATTATCACAATCTACTTGGCTCGACCTATGGCGATTGGCGAACTGATACAAGATTTATCTTAACCAACGAAAGTGGCACGGCTCAATATGTATTTTTGAGGTCGCCCTACACCAGCGGTGGTAATAGTGTTCGTGGTATCAATACGAGTGGCATTGTCAGCTACAGTTATGCTAACGGTGGTGGTTGTCGGGTCGAGTGCTTTGCAATCGTTTAATCAAATAATCAATGGTCGCAAGACCATACTAAAAAGAAATTATGTCAGTATATAAAAGTAAACAAGGGAATGGAAAATTGAGAGTGCAAACCAAAGCGTATGATTTGGCAAGTCATACCCACCACATTTGTTCTAATGAGAGAGTTTTCTTGAAAAGGAATAGGTGGTGTTCCACCGCCAAAATCGTTGGGGTTGTAGATGAAATAGCAATCAATATAGATATTGCTAATTCGATGAGAATTGAAAACCCAAAACGAAAAGATTATCAAAACTTGGCTATTGTAAAATCTATTGAGTTAGAAGCCTTAATGGAAATTGCATATAGAGATAACAACCGAGACAAGAAAAGCCTTGATGATGATAAGTTTAATCATTGGATAGGACTTGTACTAGAGTTGCGAGGGCTACTAATCGCTTGGCGAGATAGCCCTCAAAGATAATCGTTGTAAATCGCCCAACACCAACAATGGTAATAATGTTCGTAATATCAATACGAGTGGCAATGTCAACAACAATAATGCTAACAATGGTAATTGTCGGGTCGAGTGATTTGAGTTAAATCTTCTCAATATAAAGTAAGTAGCAATACGGAAATAAGAAAATGTCTAACGCAAAGGAACGATTATCTTGTCCTGAAATGGCGAAAATAAACCCTTGTAATATAGGTGCAAAATGAGTGTTAGAGAGAAAGTGTGTTCATTCGGTAATTTATATCGAGCAACACGAAAAGCAAGGCGAAATGTCGCTTGGAAAGATAGTGTGGCACGCTTCTCTAACCATTCATTAAGAAACGTCTATTATCTCAAAAGAGATTTAGATAATAATAAATATCAAATATCCCCTTATTCATACTTTGACATATACGAGCCGAAACATAGAGAGGTTTGTTCAACAAGGTTTAAGGATAGAGTATTTCAAAAATCTTTATGCGATAACTATTTGTATAAAACAATCACTAAATCATTCATTCCAAATAACTATGCTTGCCAAATCGGTAAGGGAACTGATAAGGCAAGAAAATGTTTAGAACAAATGCTCATCGGCAAACGAAAATGGTATGCCTTAAAAGTTGATATTCATAATTACTTTGGAAGCACAAATCACGAACTACTGATAAAGTGTCTATCAAAACTGATAGATGATGAATGGGCTTTAAGCGAGGTAATTAGAATAGTGGATAGTTTTCCTAAAGGTATCGGTCTAGGTAGTCAAGTAAGCCAACTAATGCAACTTGCTTATCTAAATGAACTAGACCACCTCATTACTGAAAAATGGCATATCAAACATTATGTAAGATATATGGACGATTTCATTCTTATTCACGAAGATAAAGCATACTTACATAAATTACTAAAGAAAATCTACTTTGTTTTCAAAGATTATAAATTAGAACTAAACACTAAAAAGACACAAGTGATTAGTCTTAAAAACCCTATTCAATTTCTAGGTTTCAGTTATCTAGTTAAAGAAAATGGCAAAGTGTCTAAAAAGTTGCTTCCTAGCAATATCAAAAGGCGAAGAAGAAAACTTAAAAGGCAAGCAAAAACACTTGCCACAAAGGACATTGAGATTAGTTATCAAACTTGGAGGGCTTTCGCTAAAAAGTCTAATAGTAGAGGGGCTATTCTCAAAATGGATAAGTTTAAGGAGGAAATTATTATGAGCAAAGAACTTATCGAATTAAGAGGCATTATCGGCAAGGAAAGAGCCGAAACCGAGTTTGCCAAAGACACCGATGAAAGATGTCTAAAAATCAACGAAGCGGTTTGTAAAGAGTTTTCCTTATCAACCCAAATCGCAATCTTACGAAAAGCATTAGCGAAAATGGGTTGCGATGACCCCGACTTTGTTGTCTTTAATAATCGTGTTGAAGAAATCAAAAAAGAGATATGAAACTTTACAATCTATTCTACAAATGTGCTTACACGATTGAATACGAAACAATCGGCGAAGATGTCAACTATGCTTTTGAAGAAAGAAACGACACGCTCTATATCTTCTTTCAAGGCTCAAACTCTATAACGGATTGGATATTCAATTTCTTATTCACTAAAAAGATTTACAAGCAATTCCGTGTTCATCGTGGCTTCTATCGTGCTTATTCACAAGTTAGAGATGTGTTGCTCGATAAAATCTACAACGGCAATTATGAAAGCATTGTTGTTGTCGGCTACTCACACGGCGCAAGTTTATGCCAATTAGCCGTTGAGGACATTAAATACCATTTCCCTAATATGAAATTACTCGGCTACGCTTTTGAAAGCCCACGCTGTCTAAAAGTTCCTAGAAAGTTAAGGTATTATTGGAAAGACCTAACAATGATTAGGAATGGGTGCGATTTAATTACTCACTTACCACCAAAAATCTTTGGCTTCAATGATTTAGGGAAATGCTTGAAAATTAAAGGCAATACGAAATTAGTGAAAAAGCGAGTGCCAAAATGTATTAAGTATCATTATCCGCAATGTGTTCTTGATGGGCTTGAAAAATATGAGGAAATTTTGAGCGAAAAAAATAAAAAAAAGCGGAAAATGGCGGAATGTAATAAATACTAATGTATTTATAAGGTAAAAACAGCGGAAACATCTTATAATATTTAATATTATAAATATTAAAGTGATAATTCCTGTCGTCCCGACCATTGAAAATAAACCCCCTTATAGGGGGTTTTAAAATGCTTTTTTTAGCCTATGGGCGAAAAATGGGCGAAATAAAGAAAAACCACCCAAGCGACTAGGTGGTTTTTGAAAGCGAGATTTGAAAGAATAGAAACGAGAACTTTCAAACCTGTTAATATCTTACAATTAAATAAATTTACTTTCAAGCGAATTGTCTATGTGGTTAATGTAAGTGTTCATATACATAGATACGGAATGACCGAGTAAATTTGCGCAATAAACAACATCGCTCATATTTTCACATCTCTTTGCAAGATTAGTTGCTTTTGTGTGTCTAAATTCGTGTGAAGCATAAAGCGGTATATTTGCTTTGATTTCATATCTTTTTAATTTTCTCTTGAAATCGCTGTGTGAACAGGCAAACAATCTTTTTCCTGTTAAATTGTTTTGTCTTAAATAATCATCAAGCAAACAAGCCATCTCATTGCTTATTGGAATATCTCTATAACTATTATTGGTTTTCAAAGTAGTGGTGAGTTTTCCGCTAGTTAAAAGTTGCTGTCTAATTTTAATTTTACGATTGGCTTTATCATAGCAGTCGATACATATTCCAAGAAACTCACTTATACGGCAACCAAGATAGGCAAATAATTTAAACATTGTATAATCTTTTTTATTATCAATAGCGGTAAAGAATTTTTGCATTTCATCATCGGGAATATATCTTTTTTCTTTTTGAGCGATTTTAGACACTTTTATAGGAATAAAGATAATCTTTATGTCCTCATAAACTTCGTTGTTTATTCTTTTCGTTAGATAGCAAAAATAGGCAAAATCAATAAATGTGCCAACCAATCTTCCTTTCTTACTTTGTTTTATATTGGTGTTTTTGACTAAATCATCATAAATTATTTTTAATCTTTCAATATTAAATACGCTTGTCAGCGATTGGTTGCCAAAAATCATATCCCAATAAGAAGTAAATTGAGTTTTATCTTTTCTAGCACTCTCTTCTCTAACTTTCTTTATGCGATATTCTAAATATTCTTTTTTTGCGCTTTCATAACTTGCTTCGTTAGTAAAGTAGTGGTGGCTCATCTTCCATTTGACTATTTCTTTATCGTAGTTTTCATCAGCCTCTTTTTTGGTATAGAAGCCTCTTATAGTGCAAGTGCGGTATATCCCATCAATCTTTATCTTTGTATGTATATACCATTTTCCGCTTTTATCTTGGTAAATGCCTTTTCTCATAAAACGAATGTCCTTATAAACTTCTCGATATTATCTAGTTTGTCTCGGTCATCAATGCTATGAATTAAATCTATAATTTCCCTCTTTTTGCCATCGTTTGTTTGCGGGTATCTTTCCATATCGACATCATCATAACCAATTAGCCAAATTTCACTCACTCTTAAATAGCGAGCAATTTTAACTATTGCCTCTCTTTTAGGTGAATATTTGCCTCTAATATAATTAGATAATTGAGGTTTAGATATGTCTGTGTTTGCGGAAATATCAACAGCCCTTACGCCCCTCAAAGTCATTGCCTGTTTCAATCTTTCTCCAAATGAACTAACAACTTTCATAAAACCTTACCAACCCTTTTCATAACTTAATGATAAATCATTGTCGAGTGCCTATTCAACAAAAAGTCAAGAAATAACAAAAAAATAGTTGACATATCTTAACCACTCAAATAGAATGAAATCACAAAGTTAAGAAACCACAACTTTTTAGAAAGTGAGGAATAATAATGAAACCAAGTAAGGAATTATCTACAAACCCCGTTTATAATCAAATCATTTTACAATGCGGTAGTATTGAAACTTTTGCTTATGAAATGGGTATGACTTCACAAGGGGTTTATAAGAAACTTAAAAACCTTAAAAAATGGACTATTGAAGATATTGAAAAAGCAAGACAAGTTTTACATATCAACAATGTCGTTGAGTTCAGCCGTATTTTTTTTGATTAAGAGTTAAGAAACCTTAACTAGAAAGGTATCAAGATGAAATTGAATAAACAAATGACTATGAGCATTGAGCAACTACCTTTTGGGAAAAAATTGCATAGCGTTTACTTGGGTATGTTAAATCGTTGCTATAACCAAAAATCAAAGTTTCTCGAATAGTTTTGTGCGATGAAAAAGGCACTCATATTACTACATTTTAGCGAGGTTTAAAAATGAGAACGACACATCAATTATCAGTTAAAGAAAGAAAAGAATTTCTCTTAAAGCCGATATATGACTATCACGATGTAATGAAGATTACAGGATATAGAAAGTCAAAGGCAATCGAGATTATGAATGAGTGCAAGAAAAAATATAACGGAAGCGTTTTATTTAATAGCCACGCTATAACACGAAACTCATTGCTTGAATATATGGGAACTTCCATTGAGCAAGAGCGTTATGTGTTGCACCAATTAGAAGAAACTGAAACCTAATGGCGTTAAAAACGGAAGCCCTGCAACCTTTTCTCACATATTTTTCTCCAATATTCATAATAGCCAAAAAACCAATCGTAGTGCTTACCCCGAACAATGCTTGTCCTTAAAAGGTTTGGTTGTTCACTAACTAGGCGACAATAGGCGTTCATATTTGCGCCAATCGCATAAATAGCCAAGCAAGAGATAGTGCTTGTAAAACTTCTAAATGCCAAGTGAAGCGATAACACTTAAAACACCATTACTTCAAAATCTTTGAACTAATAAAGGACAAAAAGAGCAAACAACCTCTAAAACAGCCAAATTAGTTCAAAAGCGTTTGAACAAAAAGAAAGCGAGATTTTAAAAAATGGAAACAACAAAAACAATCAACCAAGAACTAGAAGAAGCAAGAAACAAAAAAGAAGAATGGCTTAAAAAGGGCTTAACCACAAGGCAACATCGCCTTAAAGATTGGCTCGAAGCCAATTTTGTTAGTGGCAAGTTCTTCACAATTGAAGAGATATGCGCAAAGTTTAAAGACAATGACGGAACACCTTATTACCATTTCAACACTAACCCTTATTCGCACGATAAATGTATTGCTTTATCAAATGATGTTAGAGAGTTGAATTGGCATACCGGTAGAGAAAGATACATACCAATTATCAAAAACAAGCAAGGAAGTATCAAACTCGCTGAAAACAAAGAAGAACTCGAAGAATATATCAATCGAGAAAAAGCCAAAGTTGAAACCAAATATCAATATTACAACCATCTAAACTCTTTAATTGCTTTAGAGGGGACATTCCCTTTTATAAATCAAGCCAATAGAGTTCTTGAAGATGACGAATTGAAAGCAGTTGAGGTTTATATCAAATGAGCAAGATTAAATATTACCAAATTAGAGAAAAAATATTTGACAATACCGCACTTAAATTCAAAGGCAAAAAAGAGGCGGTTAAATACTGCAAAGCCAACAACATTGATGAAAGCGAAATCTATCTTTTGTCCTCTAATGGCGAATTGGAATATTTAAATAGACTATTGCTAAAGCAAGAAGATAACGAAATCTACGAGATAAAATCTCACGAAAAGGTTTGCTTGGTCGGTGAGTTCAAAAACGCAAAAGGCGATGTTCTACCCAATTATATGTTTGAAACTTCGTTCACATATAGAGATAGAGGAAGCAATAAACCGCACATAGTTAAAATCGTGGATAGCATTTACGAACTTAATAAAAAGTTAATTCTCGAAAAGACTTTATATGACAGGGAACATTGGTTAGCCGATTGCTACCTTGAAGTGTTGGTTTTTAACAGCGGTGACAAGTCTTTCAAAGAGTGGAAGATTGGCGATAGTGAAATAGGTATTATGCACGAACAACAATTACGAAAAGAGCGTTTAAAGCAACGGCAATTCATTAGGCAACAGGAAAAGTTTGACCGCCTCTTGAAACTTCGTGATGAGGGCAAAATCACCGAAAGGCAAAGACAAGAATTATATAGGCTAGAAAAGGTCTATGGAGGAAAGGAAAAAAATGATAACAAGTAAAAACCCATCATTAGTGATATTTAGCAATAATTTGGCTCGCTATCGTTATAAGCAAAAAGGCAAATTCTATGTTGTCGATAACTTGTCAAATGTATTTGAAGTAGATGAAGCGGAATATAAAAGGCTTAAAATACCGGTCAAAAAAATATCAAACAATGAGGAGGAACAATAATGCAAAAACTTGATATGGAAGCAGTAGCCAAAAGGACTAAACGCTGTGGAAAAAAACTAAAGATAAGTCAAAGCGCAGGCTTGCTATACGAAACCTTTAAAACGCTTGATGATAAAAACCCAACAATTATTGAAGTTAAGCAAAAAATAGACACCTATTTATACGAAGAGTTAGTAGCCACAATTATTACATTTTATTCCCTTAATTTATTGGCACGAACTCATACATCAAAAGAGTTGGAAACAATATTGAAAGAATGTGAAATCAACGAAGAAGAAAGCGAGGCTTAAATATGAAACAAATTAGATTACAACAACTTGAACTTACAAACTATCGAAACATAGAACACGAAGTTTATACATTTAGCGGTGCTAATGCCAAAATCGTTGGCGAAAATCGCATTGGCAAGACAAACACTTTGGAAGCGATTTACTTCTTATTAAGTAATTATTTATTAGATGGCAGTAGTGATTTAGCGAACTTAAAGCCATTAAGCGATACCAAAAAAGAGGTTTCAGTAGAGGGAACATTTGAAGTTTATGATGATGAAACCCCACAAATAAAACCAAGAGAAATCACTCTTAAAAAAACCTATAAAGAAAAATGGGTCAAGACAAGGGGAACTGATGAGGTTGTAATGCAAGGTCATATCGAAACCTATTATGTCAATGGTATTGAACAGCCAAAAGAAAAGGCGTTTTACGATGTATTACAAGAATACTTTGGTGTAAGAAACGATGAAAAAGGTGAAATCGACATAATTCAAATGCTCGTAAACCCTTTATATCTTGGCAATATCGGTGATAGCAAAGATTGGACTAAATTAAGAACTTACATTGTTAAGTTAATTGGTGATGTAGAAGATAAAGAAATTTTTGAAAAAGAGCCATCTACAAAAGTGTTAGAACAAGACTTATTAAACGCTCTTGGCAAAACCGACCAATTAAAGAAGATGTATAAAGATAAAGTAGATACTTTGAATAATCAAATTACAGGTTTAGATAGTCAAATTGAATTATTGGAAAAGACCGAGAAACCAAGTGATGAAAGTGTCGAAAAAGCCAAAGCACTAATCGAAGCAAACAATGCGAAGATTTTAGAACTTAAAACCACAGGTAGCAAAGATAGTGTTGTAGAACAACTTGAAAGCGAAGTATTTGCTATCTCAAAAGAAATCGTTGAGAAAAACCAAATCGAGTTTAATGCCTTTTTAGAAAGTCAAAAGACAAATGAAAAAGGCGAACACGATAAAAAGATTAGAGAACTAAACAACGAAATCAACGGGCTTGTTAGCAATTTGAGTGATATTCAAATCAAAAGAGGCGATTTCAACATTTTAGTTAAGGAAGCACAAGCAAAGAGAAGTAGTTTAGTAATCTCATACAAAGAATACGATAATCGTATTAAAAATCTCGATAACGAGGTTATTAAAGAATGTCCTACTTGTCATAGACCTTTTGAAGAAAATGAAATTGAAACTCGCAAAAAAGAATTGTTAGCAAACTTAAATACTTGCAAAGAACAAATAGTCAATGAGGGCAAAGAAACAAAAGCCAAACTCGATAATCTTAATAGTCAAGTAGCGAAACTTGAAAGTGAAGAAAGTGAGATTAGAGCCAAGATTGGCACTTTGAGAGGGCAACTCAATGAACTTGAAAATCAAACATTTGAAACAGCCATCTTTAAAGAAAGCAATGAACTTGTTGCTTTAAGAGAAAAAGAGAAAAACCTTAAATTAGAACTCGCTGATAGAAAAGCAAAAGTTAGTGAAAAAGCAAGTGATGATTATGACCTAATCACAAGACTTGAAGAAGATAAAATGAACGCTCAAAAAGTCATTGATGATAGAAATTATTACGATAGACAAATGGCGTTGTTAGAGAGTGTCAAACTCGAAGAAAAAAGCGTTTCCCAAGTCTTAACACAAGTCGAGCAAAAGCAAGAAGCATTAAAACTTTATATCTACACAAAGTTAAGAGTTCTTGACGAACATATCGCAAAAGTTTTTGGAAAGATTAAATTCCAACTAATTAAAGAAAATATCAATGGCGGTTTCGACCCTGTGTGCAAGCCATACATCTATGATGTCGATAAAGAATGTTCAACCGATGTTCTTTGGAAGAGTGGTAGTAAGAGCGAAAAGATTATCACCGGCATTGCCATAGTAGAAGCCATTAGAAACGAATTAGGTTTGAGTGAATTGCCTTTCTTGTTTGATGAGGGTGGTGAAATCTCAAACGAAACATTAAAAAGCAAGTTCAAGACCAATGCTCAAATCATTTGTGTAAGAGTTGCGGACAATATTATGAAGCCACATATCGTTAAGTTTTAGGAGGAAAAAATATGAGTGCGAAAAAAATCTTATTATCTACATTGGCAACTACCCTCATTATGGGAACGATGATGTCAACTGACCCGATGGTTAAAAAGGAAGTCTATCCTAGACCAATTGGCAAAGACCATCGAGTTAACACCGAAGAAGAAAAAGCAAACCATAAAGCCCATCAAAAGAAAATCAAGTTAAGAAGAAATGCTAAAAAAGGCATTTACGAAAATAAAATTGTCTATCCAACCAACAGGAAAGCAAGGAAAGAAAGATGAGGAATGATAATGACTTTAAGTGTCGAATTAGATGAAAAAGAAGAAGTCTTATATAGATTTCTTAAAGATGTTTGTTTCAAAGGGGAAATGTCAACCAAAGAACTCATTAACATACTAATTAAAAGTTCAATTAGACAAATTATAGGCGAAATGAGTTATGAAAGTTTTATAAACAACCTTGTTGATAGAAACATTATTACACCCCAAGAAAGAAAGGAACTACTATGCTATGCCAAAAAATGAATTAACAACAACAAATAAAAAAGAGGTCGCTTTAACCGGCGGACTTGCTGTTCAAGAAAAACTATTAAGTGAATTAGATAAAGCCAATCAAGAGTTTGGTGCTGACTTTACCCCTTATGGTAGAACTTGCGCCATCAATTGCATTGCAGGTATCGTGAACTTCGCAAAAGCAAATGGTATCGAAATTAGCAATATTGACCCAACCTTATTGAGATTGCAAGTTCAAAATGTGGGCTACACCGAATTAAATTATGCTTCAATACCTAGCGAAATTTACTTTGATTTAAGAAAAACTTATGTAAACGGCAAAGAGATGTATTCAATTGCCATCAAGCCACAAGGGGCAGGAAACGAAAAACTCGTTAGAAAGTATGGCGTTGGTCTTAAAAAAGGTAGTGGGCTACATAATGCAATTTTAATTAGAGAGGGCGATGAGTTCATTATGCCTCAATTCAATGGTTTGGAAATGACCCCACCTATTTATAAGCCACAACTAAAGAACGCTAACAACAAAGTTATCGCTGTGGTCTATCCTGCGGAAAAAGAAGATGGAAGTGTTGAATATCTAATCTCAACAAGAGAAAGTGTCAAGGCGAACATCATTGCACAGGTTAGACAAAATGCTTTGTATAAGTTCACCAAAGAAGTTGAAAAGGTCAAAAAAGATGGAACTACATACAAAAAAGAAGAAGTCGATAAAGAAGCAAGAGATAAATTTTACGAAGAACTCAACAAAAAAGCCGAAACAATGACCCTTGATGAGTTCTTAAATGATGAAGAAGTCTTAAAGTATGTAAACCCAACATATACAAGTGGCGGTAGCAAAGAACAAATGATTTTAAGAAAAATGAAAAACAATGCTCTTAAAAACTACCCAAAAGAATATGACGCTTCAATTATTAAGAACGCTGTTGAAAATATGTTTGAAGAACAAGACAAGAGCGTTTTAGAAAAAAAAGATGTTGTCAAAAAGGTCAGCAAAGAACTTGATGAGGACTTTAACGATGATGTCATTATGGACTTCACAACTAGCGATGAAGAAACAACGCCAAATAAGGAAGAAAAAAACCCTCAAATGGGTGATGAGAGTTTGCCATTTTAAGAGGTAGAACTATGAAAGAAGAAGTTTGGAAAGATATACCTGACTATGAGGGCTTATACCAAGCGAGTAATCTTGGAAGAATAAGAAGAATATCAAGCGAAACTATTGTTGGCAAAAGAGTAATACACAAAAGAACTTTAATTATGCACCCTTTTACATTAAAACATAACGGAAGAAAAGACTATCGAATAGTTCTAACTAAAAATCGAAAGAAAAAAAGTTTTTATGTATCTCGTTTGGTATTAAGTGCTTTTAAAGGAAAGAGTGATTTGACTGCCAATCATATAAACGGAAAAACACTTGATAATCGCATTGAAAACTTGGAATGGTGCAGTTTAAGTGAAAATATCCAAAAAGGTTATGACAACGGCTTATTCAAAAAAACCACGAGAGGAATAATTGTATTTGATAAAAAAACAAATGAAAAATATCAATTTCAATCTTGTATGGAAGCAAGTAGATATTTCAATGTTGGTAGAACACATTGGTTTAGAAAAAACAACATAACACATTGTCGCAAATATAGGTGGCAGTTCTTATGAGGGCTTATTGTTTGGCTTCTTCAAGTCAGGGAAATTGTTTCATATTGGACTTTGATATAGAGGGGGTATCAACCAAAGTAATGATTGAGTGTGGTATTCCCCTCACAACAATCTATTCAAATTGCAATGAATTAGGAATTGATTTCAGCGAGATACAAGCGTGCCTTATTACACACGCTCATCAAGACCATTGTAAAAGTGCAAAGGACTTATACAAAAGAAAAGTGCCGTTATTTGCTCATTTTAAGACTTTTGAGGCACTTTCTATCAAAGGGCAAGGAATTATGCCAAAGCAAAAATTTCGTATCGCAAACGGCTTGTTTGGAATGGCGTTTGATGTTGAACACGATATAGAGGGTAGCGTTGGTTATATTCTCAAAACCGACAACGAATGTGTAATTTTTATCATCGACCATAAAAGGTTTAAGAGTAATTTAACTCATTTAAAACCCGATTATGTATTTATCGAATGTAATTACGACCACAAGGTTGTTTACCCACAATATTACGAATTGCAAAAACGCAAAGAGGTATTGCTTCCTGATGATGAAGAAAGACGCGAAATCAATATCAAACTTAAACAAATGGAAAGAAACATTAACTCTCACGCTTCTATCTCTAGCACGGAAAAAGGACTTGCCAAGATGGACTTATCTAATTGTAAAGCAATCTTTCTCACCCATTTAAGCGATAGATATGCTAACGAATACAAAATGAAAAACGAAATACAAAGCATATTTAAGGTCAAGACTTATGTATGTGGAAAAAATGGAGGTGTTAAATAATGGCTGTTCGTAGATGTTTCAGCAAAAAAATAGTAAGAAGCGATGACTTTTTAGATTTGCCTGCTACTGCACAACTCTTATATTTTCAACTCGGTATGGAAGCCGATGATAGAGGATATGTGAACAACGCTAAAACAATCATTAAGATTTGCGGTAGCAGTTTAGGTGATTTAGAAGCGTTAGTAAACAAAAGGTTTATTCTTGTAAGACAAGACAGGCTATTTCTAATAAAGGCTTGGCGTGTAAACAATACAATTCAACCAACACGATTAAACGAGAGCCAATATGTCAACGACCTTAAAACGCTATTTTTTAAGAGCAAAGAAGATTTGTCATATACCGAACAGGACACAGGTTTACCTGTGATTGGCGGTTTAATCGACTATAAAGAAAATGAAGAAAGCGAGGAATAAAGTAGTTTGTTGACAAGTTGTTGACAAAGTGTTGACACAACTTAACTTAACTAAACTTAACTTAATTTAACTTAATACTATGAATGAGATTAATACATTATCAAATGATTGTTTGTATGAAATGAAAAGAATACTGCGTGAGTGCGCATTTAGTTCTAGTCTTATTAATTCTTGTGATGAATTAGTAGCGTATGTGCGTGAAGATTTAGACCTAGACAAGTTCAAAGCGTGGTTAGAGTTCAATTCAAACAATTTCAAATCAAAAACAAATCAAGTTAGTTATTTCAAAAAATCTTTCTTAAACGAATTAGATAAGGGAACATTTGACATCATCAAAGTTGAATATATACCCAACACTCAAGTCTTATTAAATGAAATGCGAGCAAGAGGTATATGTGTCCTTGCTGATGATGGTGTATGGGTAAATGTATTGTTTGATTACTTATTAAACGAAAAGAAAGTTGATTTAGAAACCTGTGCCACATTAAACCGCAAAGTTCTTGATTATATGTCTAACCAAGAGTTTTCAAATTATAAAGAGTTAATAAAAAAATCCAACACTCTTGAAAAGTATCAAATTGATTGGGAATTAATAGAAAAGAGAACTCGAAACGAAATAGACAAGTGGAACGACTTGTTGGAAGAAATAGAAAGCGAGGAATAGAAATGACTGATAAACAAAGAAATTTAATTATATATCTTGATAGTTTATGCCAAGAAAGAGGGCTTTGATTGAGAGCAAGTGATGAAGATATGCTTGGGAAAGATTGGCTGAAATCGTATAAGAACTTTACGTCCGATTATACAAGCGATGTAATCAACAATCTAAAAAAGGCATTGGGTATGCCAATAAAAGGTAGTGGAGGCGATAAAAAATGAAATACAACATTAAAGACTTTGAAAAAGTAGCCGATGGAAAAGTAAGCGTAGAAGATATGAGCGAGTTCTACGGGGTCAGCCGAACAGCGTTTATCCTCGCTATGAATAGAAGCGGTTATTATCTAAATAAAACCAAAATCAAAATTATATCGCCCTATACAACAAAAATTGTTTATTCATATCATTCCTGCGCTCTTGAATTAAAAGTGAGCGAGCAAACGATAAGAAACGCCCTAAAAGGAAAGCGAGTAAAACTCTTTGAAGAATTAGGAATAAAGTTGGAGGTAATGAGAAAATGACGACATTACAAGCCTTTAAAATCATAACATCTTATAACTCAACTAAATTTGATACCACCCATCTTCACACATATCAAGAAGCCTGCAAAATCATAGAGCATAAATTAGTGGTCGGGAAGATAACCCGCGAGCAAATTGAAGAGGTGCGTAATATGGTCGTAAGTGATAAGTTCACCAATGAAGAAATTGCCGAGCAATATTGTATTTCAAAAACCACATTGGATAGATGGATAAAGAAGTGGAAAGAAGAGGGGCAATTATGAAATACATTAGAACGAAAGATGGAATATACGAAGTTGATTGTGAAAAATATGACTTTATAGGCAAAGAATTTAAAAAAGCAACTTGGGGCAAAAGCGAATTAGTTATCAAACAAGCCGACACTATTGAAGAATTGTTTGATTGGTTAGTTTATAGACCAAATGGCAAAATAAAATATCTTATTGAAAATATAAAACAACAAGACCAATGTTATGATTACGAAATACTCGATTTTGAAAATTGGTATGGTGCAATAGAAACTGACAAAGGTCTTATCTATAAAGCAAAAATGAAAGGTGTCTTGCCAAATGGCGAGATAGATTGGGAATTGTTATGAAGATAAATTGTAAAGTTCGTATCGGTTTGTATCCATTTAAAATTGTATCGGTTGATAAAGAAGAAATACAAGGGAATGATGGCTTGTGTTTAAATAACGATAGAATAATTAAGATTAGAAACGACCTTGATGATATAGTCGAACTCGTTTGGGAAGAATATTCTAATTAACAAAAGGAGATATTATGATGAATTACAAATTAACAATAGAAGCAATTATCGAATTTGACTATTATCCATACGCAAAAACAACAAGCGAAGAAGTGCCTTATATAGTCAATCACGATGAACCTGAATATTATAGTGAAGAACACGAAGTTGAACTTGAAATTACACCAAAAATGTTATTAGAGGCAATTAAATATGTTTACTCTTATGACAAAAGCGAAAGAGATAAAAACCAAAAGGAATATGAACTAGAAGTTGGTTTACAAAATTGTCCTTTCTTGTTCAACAAAATATGTGCCGAAGTCTTTAATGAAGAAAACCTAGATAGCACTTCAAGTTATTATGACTATCTTATAGGCACTGATGAGTTTAAGAAAAAAGAAAAGCAAATTATTGAAAACGAAGTTAGGGGGTTAGGCGAATTATATGAGTAAAGAATTACAAGCATTAGAAGATATTATTTTGTATCTTAATGCAAGTGAATCGGAAGGGCTTTATTGTGAAAATATTGAAATTATCGAAACTGCACTTAAAGATTACGAAAAACTAACA